GAAGTTAAAATCTCTGTCACGCATTTGGATCGTGAACTAGAGTTCTTCCTTGTCAAATGGGCACTACAAGATTTTATCCGAGCAGGCGACCAAAATCATAAGTCCTGCGAAATGATAGCAACAGATATTTTGCAGGACCATTTAATTCCTCTTTACGGACCAAATCGATCTTATGAGATCGTAGTATCCGAAGATGGGGAATCAGATGGTATTGTGGAATATACTCCGTCTTTTCATTAACTCCTATTTTAACAGGAAAATTTAAAATGGCATTGCCAAACTATATTACAAAAACTCTTCAACTGAAGCCCGAAGTCAACAAGATCTTTAATGATCTAGATCGTTGGTTGGATCACTGTAGGATTAACCTACTGCCCTATAACCCTGCGGACTTGTATCGTAGTCCAGAGTATAGGAAGTTCCAACAGGAGCAAGAGTACTTAGAACGTAAAGCACGTCGTGAACGTGAAGGACGTCCAGAGCCAGTTAAACAACGCGAATTCCGCGGCAACTTCAAGCCACGGTATTGATATGGCAAATATCTTTCTAATCGATTTAGAAAGTGTAGAAACTAGGTACACGGGGCAATGGAAGTCCCATGTACCTAATATCTTACGAAAGGCAGGACACGATGTTAGAGTTATTTCCGGACCTGGAGATATTCCTCCAGCAACTACGCCAGGAGCTTTTCTTAACTTTGGTGGCACCAATATATACAAGGCTAATCAAGTTGAACAGATTAGTCGTTTGTTTTGCTCCGGAGCAGTCAAGCCTGGCGATCATTTTTTGTTCACAGATGCTTGGCATCCCGGAATCATAAATTTAAAATACATGAGTGAACTACTGGGAATCCCAGTAACTACACACGGCTTATGGCATGCTGGCAGTTATGATCCTCAAGATTTTCTTGGACGTCTTGTAGGAGATAAGCCATGGGTAAGACATGCTGAGAAAAGTTTTTATGAAGCATTTGATCATAACTACTTTGCCACACAGTTCCATATTGATATGTTCTGTGAAAATTTGTTAGATCGTAAATCTGATATCACCATCTATTTTGCCAAAGATAAAATTGTTCGCACAGGTTGGCCCATGGAGTATATGGATGAATTATTGGGCGGAGGAGGCCCGTATGCCAAAGACAACCTAATTGTATTCCCGCACCGTATTGCTCCAGAGAAGCAGGTAGAAATTTTTAGAGATTTGGCTAATCATTTACCAGAATATGAATTTGTTGTTTGCCAGGATCAATCACTGACTAAGAATGAATACCATACCTTGTTGAAACGTGCTAAGATTGTGTTCAGTGCTAACCTACAGGAAACACTAGGTATCAGTTGCTACGAAGGTGCTATGGTAGATACTATTCCCATGGTGCCTGATAGATTAAGCTACACAGAAATGTATTATGATACTTTCAAATATCCAAGCAAATGGACTGAAAGTTTTGAAGCATATCAATCATATCGTCCGCAACTTTGCTATAAATTGGTCAATTACTTAAAAAATTACGAAAAGTTTTTACCACAACTACACAAACAAACTCAAGACTTAACAGAAAGATTTTTCTCATGTCAAAACTTGCTGACAAAATTTTAAATTTGCTCGACCAAATGGGTCGTAAACGTGTTGTACTAGATCGAGAAGGAAATGAACCTTATCTTATACGCTATTATGTCTTTCTCAAAGACCGAAAGTTATTTCCATTTAATGTGTTTTTACACAAGTTTCTTAAGTCAGACCCCGATGATGTGCATGATCATCCTTGGCCTTACGCTACACTAATTTTACGAGGTGGATATTACGAATGGATTCCAAAATTTAATGACAAAAAAGAAATGATTGGTGAAATTCGTAAATGGAGAGGCCCTGGTCATTTTCGTATATCTCGACCATCAAGCTATCATCGTATTGAATTACAAGAAGGAGTTACTCCTTGGACTCTGTTTATGCCTGGACCACAACAGCGTGAATGGGGATTTTTAGTTAATAATCAGTGGATACATAATGAACAATATTTGAAGGAAAGAAATGAACAAGCTCATACTTAATGATCAGGAGTACAAAGGCCTTGTTGGCAAAATATGTCGGGATATCGCCGTTAGCGGTTGGCGCCCGGATTATATTGTAGGCATCGGTCGTGGTGGGTTGTTGCCTGCTGTCATGATCAGTCAATATTTTGGTATCAAAATGTGTAGTTTAGATATCAGTCTGCGTGATGGTGGCGATACTGTTAGTAATTTTAGTATGAGTGAAGATGCGTTTAGCGGCAAAAAAATTCTAATCGTCGACGACATCAACGATACAGGAGCTACAATTAACTGGCTAATGAATGACTGGCGTAGCTCATGCCAACCCGAGCATCAGGTATGGGACGAAGGTGTGTGGAATGACAATGTTAAATTTGCTGTGGTTGTGGATAACTGGAGTAGCGCATGTCAAGTCACTATGGATTTCACAGGGATGGAAGTAAACAAATCAGAACAAGACGTATGGATTGAATTTCCTTACGAGGAATGGTGGACCAAATGAAAAAGACTGTACAGGATAAAATCTTTGATGGGCCGGATCATATCGATTGGGCTGATACCCCATGGACTGACTTAGAACGTGATGATTTTCATGTGGCTATCTACAGAGACAAATACCCCTGTACACCCGGACATTTATTGTTTGTGCCTAAATACAATACCATAGGAGTACTAAATGATGCGTTTGAAGATGCTGTTAGATACGGCAAAAAAATGGTGGAAACCGGAGAATGGGACGGTTACAATATTGGACTTAATATGGGCCAGGCTGCTGGACAAACTATCAACTGGCCTCATGTCCATCTTATACCACGTAGGCGAGGTGACGTCGACGATCCGACGGGCGGCGTCAGAAATACAATACCAGGCAAAGGCAATTATAAATCGCCGGACTTTAGAGCAGATTAATCCTATTGAGTATGAATGGAGCTCTAATAACCATACAGGATTTATGGCGCAAACTATTGGACCAGCCTATGGATATTATAATACAGCAGTTGGTAGTCAAGCAGGTCATAGTTATCAACCTAATAATGTACAGTTTAATTCCAGTGGGCCTAAGACTGTGTTAACCATTACCGGAGACGGTGATGTTATTTGGACAGGAAAACCCAGTGAGGCCGCAGACATTCTAGTACGTAGTTTTCAAATGTCTGTAGAAGATGCCAAGGGTGTTACTAAAGCCGCTCGTCGCAGATATTATGCTCTAGCCTGTCGCAATATTTTGAGCAAAGCAGAAGATATGGAATATGAAGAGTTCCTTGCTTTCCTAAATAGAGAAGTGTATAATAGAGAACGTAAGGTCATTTTAGATTCATTAAAAGGAGAAGACAATGCTACATGATTCAATTAAAAATACATATAAAGAAATGGTCATTAAAGAAGATTCAGGATTTCGACTGGTGTTGAAGAAACATGAAGTGTTGAGTCCTAAAGGTCTTTTTAGTGTTAATTTAGAACAACAAAATTTACGAGATGGTGAAATCTCAGATGTTTCAACATATAACTTCTTTATGACCAAAGAAGAAATTCAAGCACTAGCACATGGATTAACACATGAGTAAGATTAAAATAGCAGAACTATTTTATAGTATACAGGGAGAAGGACGTTATATGGGCGTACCAAGTATCTTCTTAAGGACTTTCGGCTGCAATTTCCGCTGTGCAGGATTTGGTATGCCTAAAGGGCAATTGAGCGCAGAAGCAGAAGACATTGCCACCGTAGTGCATTTATATAACAAATATGAAGATTTGCCGCTAGTATCAACTGGTTGTGATAGTTATGCTAGTTGGCATCCTGATTTTAAAAACCTAAGTCCTATGTTGACTACGGATGCTATTGTTGAACGCATCATGGAGATATTGCCCTTCAATGAGTGGCGCAATGAACATCTTGTTATCACAGGTGGTGAACCGCTATTAGGTTGGCAACGTGCTTATCCTGACCTGTTGGATCATCCTAAAATGTCTAAACTAAAAGAAATTACATTTGAAACAAATGGTACTCAAAAGTTAACACAAGATTTTAAAAATTATCTTGGAGTATGGAATGGCTTACCTAGGCAAAAACGAGAAATTACATTCAGTGTAAGTGCTAAGTTGCCAGCAAGTGGTGAAAAGTGGGAAGAAGCTATTCTTCCAGAAGTTGTTTGTGAATATGAAGAAGTAGGCACAGCATATCTTAAATTTGTGGTAGCCACAGAAGAGGACGTTAAAGATGCAGAACAAGCAATTGAACAATATAGAGCGGCTGGCTTTAAAGGTCACATATATCTTATGCCTGTTGGCGGTGTTGAGTCTGTTTACAATCTCAATGCTAAATCCGTTGCCCTTGCCGCAATGAAACGCGGCCTACGTTATAGTGATCGACTACAAGTGCCCTTGTTCAAGAACGAGTGGGGCACTTGATGATGGGAGTAGGATACTACGGAAAAAAGGCTATGTCACATGATCGCCGGGGTGATGAAGTACAACAATCACCACCATCTGAAGACTGGGGATTACGCAGAGCACAATATTGGAAACTTAAACTATGTTGGCTTCCAAAAAAGTGTTTTCTAACAAATAAGCCTCTTTGGGGTAAACTTGCGTATCACGGTGAAAACTGGATTACTGGTCCAGGTGATCCTGTTGTTAATCACTACTGGATAGAAAAAAATGAATTCTTAATGTGGAATTTGAGAGGAAGAAGATGAACAATTTATGGAAAAAGTTGACAGGCATTGACAAGATTGAAAAAGAACGTGCTGATGCTGAAGCAGTACGGGAAGCCGCAAAACAGGCCGCGGCTGAAGCATTAGAAGCCGCTCGCATTGCCAAATTAACGCCAAAAGAAATTGCCACGGAGAAAAAAGAACCATGGGTCGCTGTATTAGACACGCATGTCAATATGGAAAATCTTAGAAACGGTTTCTTTGAACTTGACTGGAATGAGTACTTTGTAGTACAATTAAGAAGCGCTGGTTACGTAGGTGAAACAGACGAAGCAGTGGTTGATTCCTGGTTTACTGAATTATGTCGTAATTTAGGATCAGAAGAAGGTGTTGATATGAGCCGTAGAGGATCAGGTTATATCAATATAAACAATTTAGGTGGCGGAAGATCGGAAATTTCTTAATGACAAAAACATATATTCTTGTAGATACAGCTAACACATTCTTCCGTGCTAGACACGTGATTAGGGGTGACCTTAACGATAAAATTGGTATGAGTATTCATACTGTGTTAGGCAGTGTACGCAAAGCATGGCGTGATTTCAAAGGCGATCATGTGGTGTTCTGCCTTGAGGGTCGAAGCTGGCGCAAAGACTATTATGCTCCCTACAAACGCCAACGTGCTGAAGGACGTGCAGCGATGAGTCCCAGCGAGCAAGAAGAAGAAAGAGTATTTTGGGAAACCTTTGATAATTTCAAAGACTTTATTATCAACAAGACCAACACCACCGTGCTTCAACATCCACAACTTGAAGCAGATGATTTAATTGCTGGTTTTATTCAAGCCCACCCCAATGACCATCATGTGATTATTTCAACAGATGGTGATTTTGCACAATTGATTGCGCCTAACGTAAAACAATATAATGGGGTAATGGAAATTACGACTACACATGAAGGATACTTTGATGCCAAGGGTAAACGTGTCGTTGATAAGAAAACTAAACAAGACAAGCCCGCGCCGGATCCGTCCTGGTTACTATTTGAGAAGTGTATGCGTGGCGACACCTCCGACAATGTCTTTAGTGCTTATCCAGGAGTTCGTACTAAAGGGACAAAGAATAAAGTTGGTCTCCAGGAGGCCTATGCCGACAGAAACACACGGGGATTCAATTGGAACAACATGATGTTGCAACGCTGGGTTGACCATAATGGTGAAGAACATCGTGTGTTGGATGACTATAATCGAAATGTCACACTGTGCGACTTGACAGCACAACCTGAAAATATTAAAGTTTTAATTAAAGAAACAATCACAACGGCAACTACCGCAGATAAAGATATTCCGCAGGTTGGTGTTAGATTGTTGAAATTCTGTGCTGAATATGACATGCAGAAAATCAGTGAGCAGGTTCAGAGTTACGCAGAACCATTAAACGCAAGGTATGTAAAATAATGATAACAAATGCCAAAATATTGATTCCAGAAAAAGAATGGTTAATTAAAAATGGTGACGAAAAATTAGGTAGCATTAGCAAAGTTAAAAAAGGTTACCTAGTTCTACATCAAGGACAGGCTATCCCCTTTAAAGATCTATCTGAGATAAAAGCCAAACTTGGTATAGCATTGTTTGAAGAAAGTATTAAGAAAGCCAAAAAAGATCTTGGTGAACCTATATCATACAGTATCTACGATTTTCCTTGTAAAAGTAAACCCTACGAACCCGTATACAATGTTCAAAAGAAA